CCCGGATGCACTTCAACCATACATGGTTGGAAGGCATTTCCTTTCGACAAAACAAGTGCCATCAGCACTTATTTTGGCGAAGGCCGGTTCGCAGACAGTGTCCAGGAACCGGTCCCACTTACTCAAACGTGGCTTCACGATTGAGCAAGTTGATTGGGATGAGCAGGGCGAGCCTAAACTCATCACAAGATCTGAGACGGAGGGACTCTTACCCTCTTACTCAGCCTCACTTGGTTCCATTTTACGTGGTTCCAGTGAACAGATGGTATCAGTGTCACAAAACGCTGACCTCATCGACGAAGAATTCGAGAACTCAGGCTCGGAGACTTCGGACGTCGAAACCGTTCTCGAGGAGAGCGATGAGACGCTGGTCCGTAAGAGGAAGAAACTTTCTCTTAGGATCCACTACGAGGACCCATGGAAAATCCATGCGGCGCTCGCATTGGCCAATCTACGTGAGGAAGAACCTCCCGAGATTGTCGTCTGGTCTGGAGACGGAATACGCCTCCAAGACCCGCTCCCACCTAGGCTCTTTGGGCCGAAATGGGATGGATCTATGCGGAACAAACAAAGGTTCAGCACGATCTCGAATGCAGATGTGAAACTTCACATTCTGTATTCGCACACTCACTGGGGTCGACGACTCCGGAAAGAGTGTAGCGACCCAATGTCGAAAATTGGACATTGGGCTCGCACGCTAAGGACCCGGATAAACCGGTTCCTTAGCGGTGGACCTGATCCCATCTGGACTTCAGATGAGAAAAAGGTTTTGTCACGATCCGGTGAGTACCTCACACGTGACCGTGGCGCGCGTTCTCTAAGGCTCATAGAGCTCTTAAAGACCGTAGACGGGATTTTTACACAGAGATATCTGGCAAATCCCGCCGAGGTGTGGACATGGGATCGATACGATCTGTTCACACTTGGAAACTTGTCCCTCCTTCTGGGAGACGAGTTTCTCGATGGAGAAATGCCTCTAGAGGCTATCACCATCCGTACCTCCTACTCCATTTTAAAATGGACCAGGAAGTGGTTCAAACAGCAATCCCATAGGGATGCTCTTAGAACTACACTCAAACCTCCACCCGAGGGGGAGGAATGGGCGCGCCAGCTATGGAGGACTTGGAAAGTCCTTCAAGCGGCAGAGGGACACGAACGACTATTGATAGTAGGCGTTCTGTCTCAGACCAGAGGATGTGGCACGCCACCTCCTCTAGTCGTTCTCCAATCGAAACGGAAATTTATCGAAACCGTTTCGTTGGAGCCTCCCCCAGAGAGCGATACAGAACGCTCTCTGAGGAGAATGGCAGTCATGGAAGTTATCGGTAACCTCCCTGCTGTCTCTGTGACGGGACTCGCGACAAAGTCGCGGGTGACCGTCACATCCTCTGCATGCTGGGAAAAGACCCGGCGTGAAGGAGGAACGATGGAGCAGATCAAACAGTTGATCGGCGACATCGACCCGATGTCTCAGATCCCCATAAGGGACCTGGACACCGGACGTGTCGAATCCTGGAAATTTGAATCCGAATTCGACACGGTTGGAGAACTTATATTCTGGGTCTGCCTAGACCGAGTCCTCCACACACCACCTGAGGAGCTTAAATATGCTTTCCTCACAGTGGTGAAAGAGCCTGGTAAAGCTAGAAGCGTTACCAAGGCCCGTGCTTGCTTGAAGATCGTTCTCGATCTTGTGAGCAAGATCTGCGCAGAACCCTTAGCAAAGGGGATACGCAGCAGCCAATCTGGAATGATAGCATCAAACCACGGTTGGAACTTTTTCAATTCGTTCTCAAACGAAATTGAAAGAGAAGACGTCTTCTCTGTCCTAAACAGGGAGGAGACGCCGTTCGAAGGGTACGTTGAAAGAACGGATACCTTCGAAGACCTCTACGTGTCCTCAACGGACTACAAAGAGGCAACGGATCTACTCCAACACCAAGTTGGAAGAGACCTCGGTGTACCGTGGATGACCAAGTGTGGAATTCCAAAGGTACTTCAGGGTATTGTAGTGGAGACCTGCTACAAACCCAGAAAGATCTTCTTCAAGGCCACCGGCCTTCTGGAGGATCTCGGGGAGATGACTGATGTCAAGGACATCCACGTCATCACCCTTCGTAGGGGGGTACTAATGGGAGACCCCCTTACGAAGCCTGTGCTACACTTGACAAATGTATGCACCAGGCACTTGGAGAAGCGGCTCCTAGAGCCTGACTTCTACAGCCGTCTACCCAATTTCTCAGAAATTGAGCAGACTCTCTCGGGCATCAGATTAAAGTTGAACTGATGAGACGAGATCTATCCCGGGTTGCGATTTTAGACGCACCTTGGGGTAACGTATAGCCCCTAACTGGGGAGCATTTACGTTA